TTTTCTACCCATTTGTATATCATTAAAAAAATAACCCCTCAAAATCTTCAGGCGTGTAGGTGTCTTTTGGGAACTTGCGATCCGTTAAAACAAAATCGTAAATCTCGCCCTCGATTTTTTCTTTTGTCGCGCTTACATTGCGCAGTTTAAACTTAAGCGGGCCCCTTTCGTATGTATCAGGAGTGTCCGCGATAATTACGCAAACAGTTACTATAACATTCTGCCCAACAGCCTGTTTAATTGTTTGAAAAATCGACAGGTCTGTGTTATCTATCGCGAGCTTGCACGGCCGCGGGGCGTTGTCTGTTTGTTCCGGCAGAATAATGTTAAACCCGCAAGCCATGAATTCTTCCCCTCGCGAAGTGATGTTCTGCTTGTTATCCACAAAGCGCAAGACAGCGCCGCTGTTCGCTACTTCTATTTTTAACAGATGCAAAAATACTTTTTCCGTTTCCTGGTCAAGAACCGCTTCTGTCGCGTTTTTTGATATCTTACTCATGATAATCTCTCCAGCTGCATTGAAACAGAATATAAGCCATCCACAGCTGATGTTACAGGTTCAGATGTAAATCTAAATTCGGCTTCTTCCTCTGTAATAGGATCCTTAAACATAAAACGCAAAACACCATCCGCTATAACATTATGATAAAATTGCTGAAACACATCCAATTCAAGTTTATCGAATATCTGCTTGCCGGAATATTTTTCGGATATCGCTGTGTACCTGCGTCTTGCTTTATTTGGGCCAGCATCCATGTTTGTGCGAATAACATTACTTTGCGGCTGCTTTGAGAAACCATCGGCTAGTAATCCGTTTGGTAAAATTTCAGGCCAATATATAACCGCCATTTACACTCCTACTGGACGCAAACCGTAACGGCTCGCCATCGCTCTATCTGATTTTCCGGAAGAAAGATGTTTGTCTACAGCGTTGCCAATAGTAATTTCCAATTGCCTTGTGCCGTCAGCGTTTTCAGTTTCTTCCTGGCTAACAGGCTCGCCTGAATAATTGTGTATATGCACTTCAACATTTGATCCTGTTCCTGATGTTTGAACACCAAGCTTGCCGTCTGTCATTCTTGTAAGCGGCATAATTGCTTCAGGTCCCTCTTCACCCATAAGACCGAAGCCGCCTCCATGCGCGAAGTATGTTGGAGTGCTTACAATCTGATTTGTAAAAGTTCCGCCCGCCGCGAACGCCTGGGCCGCTTTGCCGTACTCGTCAAACACACCGCCTTGCGCGTGTTTAGACATTTCTTGAGCTTCTTTTTTTCTGCGTGAAGTATCACCCTCGACATAGCCGGAAATTATCGCTGTTGATCCGGCGGCGGCGATGAAGCCAAGTCCTAGCGCCCATTGACCTTGCGCGATAAGCTGCAAACCCGCTTGCAAAAACATATTCGGCAATTGTTTTAGTATTTGTTGAGCCATCGCCGCGAGCGCGCGGGACATCGCTTCCGCGGCGTCTTCTCCCTCACCCAAGGCTCGCCCGAATTCCTCAAAGCCTGTAAGCGACGCGGAAGCCGAAAGATCAGCGAACTGTACAGCTAAGTCCGTGAATATAACAGCCGCTTGTGAACTAAAATCTTTCATCTTCATCATCGCCAAGGTAAGGTTATCAGATAAAACTCCCTGCCAGTTTTTAACTCCTTCGCGCGCTTCATCCAGTTTCGCTTTGTCTATCTCAATAACATATTTCGCTTCGATAGCCTCATTCATGTCAACGAATTGTTTTTGAATTTCAGCCACTTGTTCTCCAGTGTATTGAGCGGAGAAAATTCGCGCCTGTTCAAGTTCAGCGAGAGCTTTTAATTCTTCTCTTTTTTGTAATTCAATATCGTCAATTTTTGTTTGTGTTAATGATGTTATAATTCGTTCTTCCTGTGATTTTAAATCTTCAATTACTTTATTTCGTTCAGCGGTGTAATATTCATTAATCTCGTCAATAACTTTTTTATTACCGCTGCGCACAAAATTATTATAGGCGTCATCCAGTTTTTTCTTGCGTTCCAATTCAATTGCATAAAATTTATCGTTATTCTGATCTGCTTGGAACTGCTTCCATAATTCTGACCATTCGCTTATCCAAACTGCCGCTTTTACAGACGCTAACTTGTTCGCTTCGTCCTGTAGCTCTTTTATTCTTTTATTTACTGCTTCTAAATTTCTAATTTCATCACTACTTACTATTAATCCACCTCCGCCTCTTTTAGATCCTTCCACTGCTTTTTCTAAATCTTTAGCTGCCTGCGCCGCCTGAATTTGAATTTGTAAACGCTCTCTTGCTGTCATTAAAGTTTGAAGATCATAGTCTTTTATATTTTCATAATAATCGTTTACATCTTTTCTTCCGTTACGCCTTTCGTCATTAAGTTTTCTTTGCGCAATAGCCGCTTCTTCCATTGCTTTTTTTTCTTTCGCCTGACCAGCCGCCAAAACAACGTAACTAGCTGCTAATCCTGCAACCGCAATAGTAGATGCGAGCACCACAGGATTTAAAGCGCCAATCGATAAGTTAAGTGCCATCTGCGCGGCGAAAGCGATCCCCGCTTTTATCGCCATCGCGGCGAGATATCCTGTAAGCGCTACAACCGCGCCTATAAGTAAACCTTGTAACAATGGGCTTTCGTTTATCGCGTTTGTAATTTCTGTTAACGCTCCAATAACGGCAAGCGCGGCGGGCATTAACATTTCGCCGAATGACGCTCCCAGTGTATTTACGGCTTCAGACAAACCTTCCTGCATCGCTGCAAGACTCTTTGACGCCAATTCCATACCGCCGAAATATTGTCCGCCTGCGGCCGTAAGATCATCCAAAGCTTTTGAGAAATCCGCGAAGCTTATTTTACCGTCGCTGGACATTTGCATAATTTCCGCGGTTGTTTTTCCGAAGTTTTTCGCGAGAGCGTCTAATATTGGAACGCCCTGGTTAAGATATGTGTTAAGTATCTGCATATCGGCTTTACCTTTGGCGGAGGCTTGCGAAAACGCGTTTACATAACTTGTCATTTTCTGCGAGTTACCCTGCGAGAGGTCACCGAACTTTGTTAGTTGATTTTGTAATTCAGAAAGCGGTACCTTTGCGGAAATTAAAACGTTAGTCGCCTGGGTAAGTGTATCGAGATCAAAGGGTGTGACATCACCAAACGCCTTAATCTCCGCGAACAATCCGGCACCCGCTTCCATATCGCCAAGTAAAGTACCGAATTGATTTTTCATGGTTTGGAAATTGTCTGCGCTCTGCAGCGCGAACACACCCATGTCTTTTATAAATGAAAGCGCTTTAGTCGCCGCGACGACTTCTGTTAAGCGTCCCATCGCCTTAAAAATATCGTCTATGCTTTTCGCTGAATCCTTCGCAGCTTCTTCGGTTTCTTTAAATTTTTTATTTATTTCTTCGCCTTCATTTTTCGCGTACTTGCCGGCTTCATCGGCGAGAGCTTTAAAATCATCCTTGAGCGCGGACACAATTCGGACCGCGTCTTCAGCCGCGATTCGTATCTGTAGCTCAAGGGTTTTATCTGACATGCTTTCTCGCTTCCTCCTGATGACGTTGTTTTTCTTCTCGCTCTTCCTCGTCCACTTTGTACCGTTCGACTTTCAAAACAGATATCGCCTGTATTATCCAGGCGGGCTGTTCAGCCCATCCGCCCGCGAACGGCAAGCCGCCAAGATTTTCGCACATATAAAAAACATTAAGCGCTGAATAAAATTCTTCAGTGATGTATAATTCGCATTCACTGCTGCGAATAAAAACACTTTTTCCGCTTTCATCCACTACCCGCGTGTCCCAGGGCGTATCACGCCCCGGACGTAAGATCACTTTATGCTTACCGGCGCGGTATACCCGGTAAGCAATTTTTAGTTTTTTTCGTTAATGACAGCTTCGTCAAGAATACGATCGAATTCTTTGACGATTTCCTTTAAAAGCGGTTCAAAAACAACAGGCGCTTCAATTAAATTTTGCGCTGTTGTAATTTTGGTTTCTTCGCTGCCTTCGCCGTATGAACAATTTGAAATAGAGATGAGCATTTCTTTTAATGTCGCAAGCTCATCTTTTTCGATGACAATTTCAACCTTGTCCATTTTGCCGTCAGGTCCTGCAATGCCTTTAGCCTGCGGTTTACTGCGGCAGCGATTCTTCATCGCGAGTGTCGGATAACG